TAGCAAAAATAGAATCTGCAAATCCTGCAGTAATTCCAGCAGCATTCCAAGATGGTAAATTCGAAAATATCGGTGGAGCTGATATGAGTGGTACTTTAACAAGAAGATATTCTGGTTCTAATCCAAGCTTAGTTAATGATTTTTCAAGTATATCTTCAAGTGGATATTATAATTTTCAAGACTTGGTAGTAGGAATAAAAACTGGTTCACAAGGAGATTATGTATTCAAAGATGGTACAGATAAAAAACATTTTTACGCACCAAGAACCTCAATTAATACTGCTATAGGAGATAACTCATTAGCAGATGTTGGAACAACAACAAGATCATTAACTGCTGTATCAAGAAGTTTGAGTGGGGCACCTTATGTAACTGGTTCTACTTATGAAATATCAACAAAAATTACAGGATTGTTTAATCCAATGTATGCAGCAACAACCACATTAACAGATATGAATGGTGGTAGTGTTGGTGTGGGTAGTGTATCAATAACTAATGATAATATTTCTACAAGTGGTGGAACAATACAAACTGCAAATGCAATTTATGATAATGGTGTTTCAAGTGCAAGAAATACAAGTACAGTTCCTCATTATAATGATGTAGCAATAATATCTGCATCAGTAGATTGGGATGCTGGTAATGATGAAAATATAAATCAAACTGGAGTTGGTGATACAACATTTACCGTAACCGTAAGGGCAAGAGATAGAGATAGTTCTTATTCGTCATTAGACACACAAACACTCCATTATCATAGTTCAAGTATGTTTGGTGCACCATTGGCAAGTGGAAGTATGGCTTGTTATGGTAGAGCACAAGGATATGATGGTGGTAGTTTAACTGGAACAACAGAAACATTTAGTGGTGAAGATTTTAGAATACAATTAGCAGATAATGTTCAACAATTTAACGGAACAGCTTGGGTTACTACATTTGCATTAGGTCAGTTAGGGGATTATGACTTACAAGTTAAACCAGGATTTTTGGTAGATCCAGGCGGAACATATAGATATTGGCATCCTTCGGGATATGGTAGTGGAACTTACAAATATTATATTAGAAGATTTCAAACAAGTGGAACAAAGTCAAGTATGACTGTAAATTTAAATAATACAACATTAGTGGCTTGGAATTCTACAAGTAATGGAATAGCATGTGCAATATTATTTAAGAGTTCAGGAAAGGGAAGTGGTACGAATAGTGAATTATCAACTGCAAGAATATATGACCCGACAGCAACAACAAGTAACTTGATTGAAGCAGATATATCAAATGATAATCATAAGAATCCATTCACTACTGCAATAAGTTTATATGGAAATAGTGGTGGTAGTATTTCAAGTAATACCTATACCGTACCTATAAGAAATGCAGATGGTATGTTTTTAGATTCAAGTGATAACGAACTTTACATAATCGTCAGATATAAAGGTGATCCAGCACCTTTAGATGACATAACATTAACTTTTAGTTAGAGATAAGAAATGGGATTAATAGATTCAGGTTCAAAGTCAAGTAGACTATTAGGTTCGAGAAGATATACTCACAATACCTTTACGACTGCTCAAGAAGCATTTACGGATGTATTAGATTTAGGTTCATCCGAAATCTATACTCAAGCGGAGAAAATTCCATCAAGTGCATTACCATTTAGTTCAAGTGCAGATAGTGGTTCTGTGTATCAATATAATGGTCAAAATTTAATGAAGTATTGGTATAGACATTCACTTACAAAATCAAACACTAATAATGAAGTTTGGTTTTTTGTAAGTCCGTCTGGTAGTACGAGTGGAATCGGAGCTCAGTTGATTGATTCTAACCAAGAAACAAATTTTATATCACCAAAATATTCAACTTCAGCTTTAGCCACTTCTACAACTGAAGATTCTACACCAGGATATTTGGCAGTTCTTTATAAAGCAACACACGCTACATCCGAATCATTAGATAGTGGTGATATTGTTTCTACGAATGATTATGTATTTGATTATAAAACTGGAGTAGTTCAATTTTTAAATGCGGATAAGGACCCAAGTGATAGCGAATATGTTTATATGACTGCTTATCAATATGTTGGTAAAACATTATCCACAGGACTTGAAATAGGTTCTACAAGTTGGAGAGAAACAAGTGGGACTAATGAACTTACTGGTTCATCTTGGACATTTCGTTCAGATGTAGGAAGTGGTGATTTATTTAAATTAACAGATGATTTGAACCAAACTTTATTTAAGGTTCAACAAGATAAAGTAATAGTATTTAACGCAGTATCAGAATCAGCACCAACCGCGGTAGCTGGTGGGATGTATTATTCTGGTTCTGATGAATGGTTTCTTGGATATGAAACTGCACCAACTTAAAATTAACAATTATTTAGAATGTATATATTTATTAACGACATTCTATACATAGGAGAATAATAATGGCAAAATGGCAAAAAATCGTAGTTTCAGGGAGTTCAGCTCACTTAAATCACGTTACCGCATCAGGTAATATTAGTAGCTCACTTGCTGGAACGGGTTCGTTTGGGAGAGTACAAGCAACCACTATAACGGGTGATGGAAGTGGTATCACGAACCTTACGGCAGCAGCCATTAGTTCATATACCAACTCGGGTAACAATAGAGTCGTAACTTCAGTAGACGGAAGTACGGTAAACTCAGAAGCAAATTTAGAATTTGATGGTACTAATTTATTAATTAAATCAGCTGGTAAATTATATTTAAATGACGCTGGTGGTGAACATCTATCGAGTAATGGTGATATATTATCTATAGCAGGTGGAAACGAGATAGATTTAACAGCAACTGCCATTGATATGAATGGTACAGTAGATATAAGTGGTGATTTAACATTTGTTGATGGAGTTGGAACAACAATTAGTGGTTCTTATATATCATCAAGTAACGATATAGAATCACAAGGAAGTTTAATTGGTGCAGCAATTAGTTCAAGTGGAAACATAACTGGTTCTGATGTATTTGCAAGTAGTGGAATCTACGGAACATTACAAACTGTAGCACAAACAAATATTACAAGTGTTGGAGCTCTTGATGGTGGAAGCATTACAAGTAACTTCGGAACAATTAATAATGGTGGTTCGGCAATCACCACAACAGGATTAATTAGTGGTGGTTCATTAGATATAGATGATGTTGTAATCAATGCCACTACAATCGGACACACCGATGATAGTGATTTATTAACTTTAGCAGATGGTGTACTAACGGTAGCAGGTGAAACAAATACTACGACATTAATCGCAACATCCACGATTTCAAGTTCTTTTATATCAGCAAGTAATGATATAGAAGCAATAGGAAGTGTAACAGCCGCTGAGTTTCATGGTGGTGGAACTAATATAACATTTCCTGATGGAACTGCTGTAGTAGGAGATGAATTAGTATTTGTAGATGCAGATGGTGGAACTAAAAGAGAAACCGTAGCTGATTTTGTTACTTTACTCGCAGGTGATGGTATTCGAAATGCATCTAATAAATTTGCATTTGATGCAAGTGATATAGCTGGAACTGGTTTAACTGATAATAGTGAAAATTTAGATGTATCATCAGCACAAACTGGTATTCAGACAATATACAACACATCATTAATTATTGGTAGAGCCAACAATGACACAACAATCGATTTTACTGCTGATGATAACATAGTATTCGACGCCGGATCAAGTGAAAGATTAAAAGTTACCACATCTGGAATTGAAGTTACTGGTAACGCAGTAGTGAGTGGTGATTTAACCATAAACGGCACCACAACCACATTATCCACGACTAATTTAGCAGTTGGAGATTCTTTTATATTCTCAGCAACTGGTTCAGCTGGTACAAATGTTGATGGTGGATTAGTTGTACAAAGTGGTTCAGTAGCAGATAGTGGTTCAGCACTATATCACGATGTCGATGATGAAAGATGGGCAGTTGCACAAGGAGTAGCCGCTTCAGCAACGAGTGTTACACCATTACAGCATGTTGTTACGGTATCGGGTTCAGTCGCAACTAATCCAAATAGTACATCGGGTTCATACGGAGTCGGTGAAATGTGGATAACAGACGCAGAAGAAATTTGGATACGAACTTCATAATAATAAATAATAGGTTATAACATGGGAATAAAAAGTAAAGGTGGTACTAAGGTAGTAGAAGAAGAAATATCCAAACTTGAAAAGGTTGATATAGAGTTTTTAATGAATTGTATTAAGAATGGTATGATTCCTGGAAAACATATTGATTTGGCAAGTGAGGTGGTAAAGAAATTAAAAACTCAATATGCTCTAATTGACAAAAAACCAACAGAAGTCAATAAAGTTCTTTCTAAGTACAAGGAAGAAAACGGAAGTGTTTGGGTAAAGAATAAGTAACTAATGTTGGCCCATCTCTTGGCAGATGATGGGAAGTGGGCTTCGATAGAAGTAACCAACCGCAATAGGAGATAAATTAAATGCCAAATTGGAAAAAAGTCGTAGTATCGGGCAGCACCGCCCATCTCAACCAAGTAACAGCAAGTAATGGCATAAAACTACCAGATGATGCTAAAATTAATTTTGGTGATGCAAATGATTTACAAATTCATCACGATGGTAGTAATAGTTACATAAAAGATGCTGGAACAGGAAATATATTTTATAGGTCAGGAACACAGACATTTCAAAATGCAGCTGGTTCTAAGACTATGTTGGTTTTAAACGCAGCAAATTCAGTTGATTTAAATTATAACAATAGTACAAAATTTCAAACCACACCTACTGGTATATCCGTAACTGGTAATGTTATACCAACGGGTAATGTAAGTGGTTCAATATCTTCTCACCTTACTATGGCACAGATATCATCAAGTGGTGATATAGTAGCAGATGGTGATGTTGTAGCATATAATTCATCAGATGAAAGACTTAAAGATAATATACAAAATATTAAAGGTTCATTGGATAAAATAGGTGAGATTAGAGGAGTTGAGTTTGATTGGAATGATAAATCACCTGGATGGGCACAAGAAAGAGGACACGATGTTGGAGTTGTTGCTCAAGAAGTTCAAAAAATATTACCTGAAATTGTAGTAGAGAGAAAAAATGGTTATTTAGGGGTAGATTATAAAAGAATCGTTCCATTATTGATAGAATCAATTAAAGAATTAAAACAAGAGGTAGAAATTCTCAAGAAAAAAGTGAATTAGAGAATTCTACTTGATATATATATACATAATATAAGTTATAATATAAACAACAAAAATAGGAGATAAAGTTATGGCTGTAACAGAAGAATCTAACTTGGCAAAAAAAGTAGAAAATCAAACATCTGAAGTAAAATTTACAGATGATGAATTGAAGGCACTACGAGATTTACAAGACGGATACCAAGAAAAACAGGCACAATTTGGTCAGTTGAGAGTACAAAAAATTCTACTTAATCAACAAGTAGAGGCACTTGAAAAAACTGAAGAACAATTTGAAAAAGATTATGTTTCTTTACAAGAAAAGGAACAAGAAATTGTTAAGCAGTTAAATGAAAAGTACGGACCTGGATCATTAGATCCACAGACTGGTGTATTTACACCTACTTCAACTGCACCTTCAGAAACTGCTTAAAATAATCTCCCCCAAACCAATCGTTTGGGAAAGTTATAAGATATTTATATTAAATATTTAAATCCCTACATGGGATTAAAAGTTATTTAAATCATAACATTAATAGGAGAAAATAAATGGCAGAACGAATCGTAAGTCCGGGTGTATTTACGAGAGAACGTGATTTATCATTTCTACCTGCTGGAATTGCAGCTATTGGAGCGGCAATTGTAGGACCAACTGTAAAAGGTCCTGCTTTTGTACCAACAATAGTAAGTAATTTTAGTGAGTTTGAAGAAATGTTTGGATCTACGGACAAAAATATATACACGCCGTACGCAGTAGAACAATACCTAAGAAGTGCAGGAACCGTAACAATAGTTCGTGTTCTTAATACAGGTGGATATTCTGCTGATTTAGTACAAATTAACTTAACGGGTAGTGTGGGTGCAGCATCAGAAGTTGGTGTAACAACTCAAACTATGGCCGTTGTAGCACCATCAAGAGGTGGTTCAGATGGAACTGTAAGATTAAACGAAGTTTCAGTAACACAACCTGCGGTTGGTACTGGAGCTTATTCTAAATTTACTTTGACCGCAAGTGGAAGTAACTTTGGAGCAAAGAGTGTTACGGCATTCTCAGCTACGGTTTCATTCAACACATCAAGTGCAGATTACATCGATGTAGCATTAAGTGGTGATCCACAAGTACAAAAATCAGGAACATCAACCGTACCAATTTACTTGTATAAAAACTTCAAACATGCACAAAGTAATTTGACAAGTACATACACGACAGATTTAACAAATACAACTGCTTCGATTGTAAGTGCTTCATATAATGCAGTTGATTTTACATCAGCAGCTTATAACCACGCTTCAACACCTTTTATACAATCACAATTAGTTAATAAATCGAGATATAACTTATTTAAAGTTAATACTCGTTCACATGGTACAAATGTGAATAACAAATTCAAGATTGCTATACTAAGTGTTAAGAAGGCAGGTACAATAGCAGGTAGTGATTATGGTTCATTTTCATTACAAGTTAGACAGACTGGATTAGATGATAACAATTTGACTAAGGATAATGTCTTAGAACAATTTGATAATCTAAATTTAGATCCAACAAGTCCTAATTACTTTGCAAGAAGAATTGGTGATAGATATGTAACAATAGATGCTAATGGTAAACTCACTTACAATGGTGATTGGGATAATAGGTCAAGACATATTTACCTATCAGATTTTGGTGATATTGCCGAAAACTCTATACCAAAATCTCTTGTTCCTATGGGACACGCAGCAATAACTAATCCTACACCTGGAGGAACAGACATACCAGTATGGGCGTTCAATCAGAGTCAGTCTAATGCACAAGGTACTTTTGACCACAATATTTTATTTGGTCATGATTTTGGTAACGCAGATGCAAATCAGTATTTGTCACCATTACCAAATAACGCAGGAGCTGGTAGTCATGTGACTATGAGTCTTGAAGATATTAATGGTAGTGCAGATGCAAGTGTAACAGGAACTACATTCTCAGATGGTACTGAAAAGATAACACTTATCTTATCTAACATCAAACAGAGAAAGTTTGTTGTTCCATTTCAAGGTGGATTTGACGGAGAGAATCCTGCTAATCCAAAGAAAACTGGAAGTGACATAGTAGCATCGAATACACAAGGGTTTGATATTTCAAGTGCAACAGCAGCTGGAGCAGTAGCTTATAAGAAAGCTATTAACGCAATCAGTAATCCTGATGAATTTGATATCAATATGTTAGTAACACCTGGTGTTATCCACGATTTACATCCGAAGATTACAAATCACGCAATCTCTAAATGTGAAGAACGTGGTGATGCATTCTATATCTTGGATAGTAGCATATATGGTGGTTCTATATCATCAGTAACAGCAGCTATACAAGCACTCGATACTAATTACGCAGCAACATATTATCCTTGGGTAAAGATTGTTGATAGAAACACAGCCTTACCAGTATGGGTCCCACCATCAGTAGTATTACCTGGAGTAATCGCATTTACTGATAAAGTGGCACACGAATGGTTCGCACCAGCTGGTCTAAATCGTGGTGGTTTAACTACGGTATTAGAAGCACAAACTCGTTTGACACACGATGAACGAGATGAGTTGTATGAAGCAAGGGTTAATCCAATCGCTTCATTCCCAGGTCAAGGTGTATGTGTTTGGGGACAAAAAACCTTACAAGGTCGTCCATCAGCACTCGATAGGGTTAATGTTCGTAGATTGTTGATTAGATTGAAGAAGTTTATCGCATCTTCTTCAAGATACTTAGTATTTGAACAGAACACATCAGCAACGAGAAATCGTTTCTTAAATATTGTGAATCCGTTCTTAGAATCAGTACAAGCAAATAGTGGTCTATCCGCATTTAAGGTAGTTATGGATGATACCAATAACACACCTGATGTGATTGATAGAAATCAACTTGTTGGTCAGATATTTATCCAACCTACAAGAACCGCTGAATTTATTGTATTGGACTTCGTAGTATTACCAACAGGAGCTACATTCCCAGCGTAAGTTTAATCAATAGATTAACTAAACAAAATAACCCCTCTTTTTTGAGGGGTTTTTTGTTGCCGTGTATATTTATATATGAGGTTGAAATAAAACTTCAAAAAAACTATGAAAAATGATTATGTTGTTTTTTTAATAATTTGATATTTATAGTTGAGAAAAATATAATTTATGGAGAATAAAGATGCCAGACTTATTAGATCCGAGTGAGATAATGTTCACACCGTTTGAACCAAAAACAAAAAATCGGTACATTATGTACATCGAGGGTATACCAGCTTATCTTATAAAGACAGCTAACAGACCGACAATAGCCTTTGAAACAATCGAACTTGACCACATTAATGTTAAGAGATACATTAAAGGTAAGGGAGCTTGGGAAGAATTAGAAATTAGTTTATACGATCCTGTTGTTCCATCAGCAGCACAAGCCGTTATGGAATGGGTTCGTTTATCACATGAGTCTGTTACTGGTAGAGATGGGTACTCAGATTTTTACAAAAAAGATATAACTTTTAATGTTTTAGGACCAGTAGGTGATAAAGTAGAGGAGTGGACACTAAAAGGTGCGTTTATTACTAACGCTACATTTGGTGATTTAGATTGGGCAAATACAACTGATCCAGTTGATATAACCCTAACACTCAGATACGATTACGCTATCCTACAATTCTAAATTAATAATAATACAAGGAGTTTATTATGGAAGTCATTGCAGATAAAGCATGGTGGAAATCAAAGACCATATGGACATCAGTAGTAGCTGGTGTTGTTGGTGTTCTTCAAGCAGCAGGGGTTGTAGATCAAGTACCTGAATTAGCTTGGACACTATTAGCATCTTTCGGTCTTTATTCCGTCAGAGACGCTGTAGGGAAATCAAATCCCGAAGTAAAGTAAATAAATTAGCTGGGTATTTTAACCGATACCCAGCCTTATAGTTTTATAAAATTGGTTATATTGTATAAAATACAATTAAATACATAATACAGAGGAGACAAAAAATGGCAGAAGAAAAACGCCGGTTTCCAACAGAGGTAGTTGATTTACCTTCTAAAGGCTTACTATATCCAAAAGATTCACCACTGGCAGGTGGAACTATTGAGTTAAAGTACATGACCGCAAAAGAAGAAGATATTTTAACCTCACGAAATCTTATTCAAAAAGGAGTGGTTTTGGATAAGTTGTTGGAATCAGTTATTATAGATGATAACGTTTCACTTGATGATTTATTATTAGGTGATAAGAATGCAATTATGATTGCAACAAGAGTACTTGGGTATGGTAAGGACTATTCAGTTCAACTTACAGATCCATCTACGGGTGATAAACAAAAAGAAACTTTTGATTTAACCTTAATCAAGGATAAAGAAATCAATACCAAACTTTTCAAGGGTGGTAAAAATGAGTTTGATTTTGAATTACCTGCATCTAAAACAAAAATCACATTTCGTCTTTTAACCCACAAGGAAGAAAAAGAAATAGAGGCCGAATTAAAGGCACTAAAGAAATTTCAGAAAGATTCTGGAATTACTTCAGAGATTACTACAAGATTGAAAAAGGCAGTCTTGAGTGTCAATGGGGATAATTCTACTAAGAGGATAGTTGAATTTGTAGATAACGAATTGTTATCAAGAGATTCATTAGCACTTAGAGAGCATCTTACCGAAATAACACCTGATGTTGATATGTCATTTACCTTCACGAGCGATACTACTGGTGAAGATACGACTATGGATATCCCATTAGATGTTGAGTTTTTTTGGCCTGCGGGCAGAAGATAAGCCCGCGATACACGACCAAATCTTCTCACTCTGTTTTCACGGAAAGGGGGGATTTAATTTCACAGAAGTGTACAACATGCCAACCTATCTGCGCCGATTTTACATTCAAAAGGCATCTCAGTTTTACAAAGAAGAAAAAGCGGCATATGATAAACAAGGTAAAAAATCTTCAGGTATTTCACGACCTGGTATCAGCAGAGGATAACCTTTTTTTCTATATTTGATATTTATTAATGAGTTATAACATCCTGTTTTATAACAGAAAATCATAATTAGTACTATTAAAGGAGAAGAAAATGGCTTCATCAAAACCATTAACAGAAGAACAATTACAAGAAAATATCTTCGGAAAAATTATGCATAATATAATGAAGGGTAGATTCAATAGAGTTGCTAGTGCACTCGATGATAATCCACGATTGAAAAAGGCAGCAAAAGAGGCTGATAATGCAATTAAAGATTTTGAAAAGGTGTTCAAAAAGCATACCAAAGGTAGAAAAGTAACCATAAAGTAATATAATGGCAGACCGTGAAAATGTAAAATTAGCTAAAGAATTATTAGAGCTAAAGGCGAAAATCAAAAAAGAAGAAAAGATTATTGCCGACATGGGCGAAAAAGTCAATCAGAAAAATGTTCAGAGATTAGAAACACTAAAAAGAAAACAAGCAGAACTTAATAAAATAAAATCTACTGGTGATAAGGAAGCACTTGAATCCGCAATGGAGCAAATGACCTTAGACCAATTAAAGTTAGATTTAAGTAAAAAGTTTTTCAAAATGGAAAAAAAGGGTAATGAAACTATCCTCTCAAGAACCAAAGAATATTTCAAACAAGGAAATGCTCTTCATGGGTTTTTGGAAACCACTCATAATTTTGGTAAACAATACATACTATTAAACGAAAGAATTAAAGGTGCCAATAGTTTACTAAGTGATGATATGCCACAAGCACTTCAAAATGCTGGATTAGATTTACAAGATATGGTGAGTCATCAGAGTGATAATTTAGATTTATCACAGCAGTTAGCAAACCAATATGATGATATGGGAAAGGATTCATTTTCTGATTTAACCAAACAGGCAGAAAAACAAGAAGAATTGGTACGGAGACAAGGTGATTATGTAAAACAAAGATTGTTACCAGATTTACAAAAACAGCTTGAATTGGCAAAGAAGTACGGTAAAGATACTACAGGAATTACTACGGCCATACAACAAATTACAAAATCACAAAGAGAGTCAAATGCAGTAGCTAAACAAAATGTAAAAATAGCAAATGAACAGAGGATAAATAATGCACAAACAGCTGCAGCAGCAGAATTAATACTGGATCCTATGAATAAGGCGAAAAGTTTATTGGAATCGACCAAGGCAGGTAAACTTGCATCAGAGTTGGTTGGTGTGGGAGATGCAACAGAACATTTTAGTGACACAATGAAAAGTTATATAACTAATTCTCTTGATAAAAAGAATCCTATGAATTTTGGATTGGCTATGACTAAGATGTTCAATCAGACGGATAAAAACGGAAGGGTAACACGAGGTCAATTTCAAATTATGTTTGATAAGATGGGAGAAGGTTTCGAAAGTATGAAGAAAATCTTTGGTGGTATAAATGGTGCTATGGGTGGAATGTTAGGACCTGCACTGGCAGTAGTTGCAATCTTAATGATAGCAAAGAAAGCAGCAGAAATGTTCTATGGTGGTATGTTGGAAACTCGTAAGGAGTTTGGAATAACAGCCACAGAGGCCGCTGGATTACAAAATACCCTTAACACCACAGCAATGGAAATGAAGTTTCTTGGTGTAAGTGCAGAAGATGTGAAGGCGGGAGCTCAAGGTATTATGGATAATATGGGTGGGATAGGACAACTTACCAACGAGAATGTAAAATCAATGGCCAGATTAAATGGATTATATGGTATTAGTGGTGAAAACTTAGGAATACTTAGAGCTCAAATGGGGGCAGTTGGTGTATCAAGTCAAGAAGCTTTCGATTCACAATTAGGTTCAGTAGCGGCACTATCACAAGCTGGTGGAGTTGCACCCGCAGCAATTATGAATGATGTGGCAAGTAATAGTGAGGCATTTGCTAAATTTGCTGGAGAAGGTGGAGATAATGTATTCAAGGCCGCTGTAGCAGCAAGACAACTTGGTTTAGATATGGCTTCAGTTGAAAAGATAGCTGATAGCTTGTTAGATTTTGAATCATCCATAAATTCTCAAATGGAAGCAAGTATGTTACTCGGTAGAAGTATTAATACTGATAAAGCAAGAGAGATGGCACTCAATGGTAATTTGGAAGGTATGCAAAAAGAGATTACCAAACAGATTGGAACAGCAGCAGATTTTGAAAGATTAAATGTCGTACAGAGAAAATCTTTAGCAGATGCATTTGGTGTTAGTGTATCTGAATTAGGTAAGATGGTTACAAATCAAGATAAACTAAATAGTATGACAGAGGGAGAGAGAAAAAGACGAGATTTAATAACAGGAGCTATGGAACAAATGGGTAAAGTTTTTACAAGTTTCATGGGTATCTTTAAAGCAGCCATACCATTAGCTTTAGCATTTCTTTCACCATTTATAATATTGGGAGGTACGATAATTGGGATACTTGCTCTTTTTTCCGAATTCATACAATTTTTAAATAAAGCAAATGTACTTGGTGTTGGATTGGGTGATGTTATTATGTTTGCCGCAGGTGCAGCTTTATTATTTAGGACAAACCTAATGGGTGGTGGAATCATGGGTTTTCTTAAAAGTACAAAAGATATGATTTTTTCAATGGGTGGAAAACTCAAAGGTATGGGTGGAATGCTTGGTGGTGGAGGCCAAACGGCAACGGGTGGAAAACCTGGAACGAAAGTTACGGCTAATAAAAAACCAGCTATTCCTCAACGCGGAAAAGGTGGTGGAGGTCCACTTGGTGGTATGTTCGAAAAATTTGACGCAAAGAAAGCACTCGGTGGAGCAGCGGCACTATTAATTATATCAGCCGCTTTATTCGTTACAGCAAAAGCATTACAAGAATTTTCAAAAGTAAGTTGGAGTGATATGGGTAAGGCAGGAGTTGCATTACTTGCACTAACTCTAACATTGGCCGCTATTGGAGCAATAATGATGAGTGGAGTTGGAGCACTTGCAATAATCGCAGGAGCTGGAGCTATGTTGGTAATGGCAGCCGCACTACTCGTATTAGGAGTCGCCATACAGGCAATAGGTAAGGGTTTTGATATGTTGGCACAAGGATTCAGTTCCTTTGTACCGATAATTCAGACCTTAGCACCAATGGCCAGTTCTATATTCCTATTGGCTGGAGCATTTACTGCATTAGGAGTGAGTATGGGAGCTATGGCACTTGGAGCACTTGCATTAATACCAGCACTACCTGTATTGTTGGCATTAGGAGCAGTTGGGGCACTTGGAGGATTGGTTACTGGCGGAGAATCATCTACTGCTGAAACTACTGAAAATCCTGTTGAACTAAAACTCGATAGTACTAATAAAAAATTAGACGAATTAATAGTATTGTTAGGTGATGGTGGTACTCTGGCCGAAAACTTACACGGAATTAAAAGAAATACTGGTGATTTTACAGATTCTATATTAACAGCATAATAGAGAAAATAAATGGCATTAAAAGACTTAGTAACAGACTTATCGAATTTTAGATATACAGATTATGATAACGCTGGGGCTAACCAATCACAGATAGAAGGAAGGTTCGGTGGAACAACAGGACCTACACCAGCACAACCACCACTTTCTGATGAACACACAAAGTTTGATGATGGAGTGGGGAGAGGAGCGATGCCAAATGACGATCCACAGACATTTAATGTTCGAGGATATACGGTTACTGGTAATAAAAGATTTTATATTGGATATCAAGGTGATATCATTCCAAATGACGAATCTGTTTATGGAATAGGACCTTTTAATAGTATTGCAGGTGTATTTGACCACACTCAGATTAGAGATAGGTTAAGAAAAACATATACAAATTATGGTAATAATGAATTTAGTACTGATGGTTCTATTCATATAGGTTCTCAAGATACGGCAGGTGTTGTTGGTGGTGGAGTTGATTATTATGGAAGTTTAGTAACCATATCTCCACGAGGTTCTTTATATCGTGATTCAAGTGGTAATTATCAAGTTCCACAAGATGGTAGAAATACAAATCCACCTGGTGGAATTAGTAATATACCAGAATTTACAAAAACACAGATAACATTTAATATCCCACAGCATACTTCAACAGGACCTACTCAGTTTACAATACAACCATTAAACACCACATCACTAATACCTGATTTACATGATAGTGATTTTATGACACGACCATCTTATACAAGTCAGATAGGTACGGATACTGCTACACATAATGTGAGTATGATTACCCTAACAGGACCAACTACACAAGATTATCAAACAACAATTAATCTCGATAAGATAGCAGAGGGGGCACACGGAAGTGATTTTCAAACCACACCAATAGAAGCATTTAGTAGTAGATTTGCCACGACAGATGGATTATTGATGGACACGGTTCATATTTCAGGATTTAATCGTGGTGATATGTATATGCAAAATGCACCCGAACCAACTATTCCTGAATTTAAAGTTTTCACTCAAAGTGATAAATCATTAAAACCATTTTCTGAATGGAGTCCACAAAAATATGGTTCTAATTTTGTAGATACTATATACACTTTTTTCGGTGGAGAACAAAAAGAATATAGGTTTGATGATAGACTACCTTACAATATTCCAGCCAGAGACGATAGTGCAGTTGGATTTGACCAACCATTTATTTTAAGACCGATTGGAAACACTTGGGGATTTGATAAACCAAATGGTGATGGATTCTTTTCAAAGGTTGGTGGATTTTTAAATGAAATAGATTCTGCAGTAGGTGATATCACAAGAGGGGCACCAGGATTTACAGGATTGGTTTCAAGAACTCTACACGACGCGGTTAGACTTGGTAAATTTGCACTTACAACAAAAGGAATATTCTTTGTTGCTAAACAATATGGATTACAATTATTAAATCCAAGACCTGAAACAAGAGTTTATAATCCATTATCATTAGGTTCAATAGCACCAATCGTTCATATGGACAGACATCTTGATGGTGGAACTTATGAAGATGCACTTGGTAGTGGTGGAGAAGAATCAATACTTACTGGATATGGAAACGCCTTAACGGATCCAAAGACTGCATTACAAGGTGGTAAGATAGCATTTCAAACTGCTAGACGAGTTACATTAGCCCATGTGACGGCTATGGTACCAGGAGCTGGTGGTAAGGTATCATTCGGAGCTCTACCTGAAATAGGATTTGATTTAACTGCAGGTGGAAGTGGAAATATAAACGCATTTTCAAGAAATATAGTTGGAATTGATAAGTACAATAGAAATAAACGATACACCACGACAGATGGAACACCAATTATTCCAGCAAGAAATCCTGAAGCTGGATATAAATCAGGTATATTGGCTAGTAGATATGCTGGTTCACCACTCACGGAAATGTTCATTACCGAAGAAGGTATCAGACAGGCTGGTACTAATGTGGGTTATCCATCAGCAGCAATTACAGATGCAGTAATCAAACCTGAAATTTTTGAAGGTAATTCAGACGATATTGATAGTCCTTATTTTGGTAATAGTAATACTAATAGTAATTTTGGTGTAGATAAAGACACCAATAAAGTTGAAGTTTTAAGAAATGTTAATTTTGTAAATATTGGTAATCCGTTAAATCCGATTCATAACCGATTGACTCCAACTGATAAGGTTGGACAACTTGACTTTACACAACAATTAATATATAATCCATTATCTGAGAATTATCCTTCAGAACTAAGATTGGCAAAGGAAGGGGTTTATACAGGTGATTTATACGATAGGTCTAATGCTTATGCTCCAATTGAGATACCAGATAAAATTCAAGATAAATTAGGTGTATTGAGTACAAGAGAAGAAAGACTTCAAAAGGGAACAATTCAACTCGGCGATTTCGCAATATATAAAAAGAGATACTTTCATTCGTTTAGTGGTCAAGGACCAGTTGTATCAATTGGTGGTCGAGATACATTGAGCCTTAATGGATACATGATAGAGAATAGTAAAACTCGTATTAGAATAAAAAGAGGACGGAGGTGGAGAAGTGATTTATATGATAAAGATAATACTTATTCACTTGAATCTCGATTAACTATAAATGATGATTCAGAACCACAACTTGAATTTAGTCTACCATATAATAATTTAGACTCACCTACCACAGCAAAAAATATTCGTTCTTTGTCTGTCAATTTGACGACTCGAACAGGAGAAATTAGAAATAAAAAAGTACAACTTTCTGATTATAAAGATTTTACTTGGTCTACCACCCATCTCGTAGGTACATCGGTAGAAGGTATGAAGTTTGTTGGAAATAAATATGGACCTGCAGGTTCAAAACGATATGGTAACATATCTTATTCAGATAGTAAAGGATATTGGGGTAAAATACCAGGTACGGGTGATGGTGATCCAGAAACAGGAGTTTACGATTGGTCAGATTTAGATGTCGGAGATTCAGTTGGTGGATTAACTATGGTGTCCAAAACAGAACAAGTACCCGATAAGAGAAATGTAAGAAGTGAACCTACCAAAAAAGGTACTCAGGCTGGACTAATTCAACCAAAACAAGTAGAGGTAAATAGACCACCTGATGGTTCTCAATTTGAAAATTTAAAAGTTGATATTGATGGTGAAAAACAAGAAATTCCAACCGTAGTCAAGACAAAGATAACTCAAGATGATAATGCACCACCTGGTATAGAACAAAATCCAGATGTTGCTATAAATGACAAACCAGCGGTAATTAGTGTTCCAGCAACTTCTGTTACTAAGAAAAGTAATAACGAAGATATTCAAGACTCACCGACTGGTACCAAAGAAGCATTAAAGAGATACAAAACATTGAGTTATGGGGATTTGGGAGAAGGTAGTGCAAAAAGATATAATCAACAATGGTTAAGTGGTGGAGAAACGGATGAAGAAGATTCACGCCGTAAAGCTTTATTTGAAAAAATATCCGAAGAAAGGAAATCCGAAAATAAATTAGTTTATAGGTTAGGTAATCCTGGACAACCTGGTGTTATGGCGGTATACGATGAACAATTGATGGGTAAGATAAAACCAGCAGCAATGGCTGATGATAAAGTTACAAGTTATAATGGTGATCTTCAAGATAAAATTAATATGACACCTTACGGAGAAGATTCAGCTCAACCTGATTTTGTAAAATTTAAATTTTATGATATGGTAAATCAAAAATATATTATATTTAGAGCAACACTTAGTGGAATAAGTGAAACACTTTCACCTGAGTGGTCATCGGAAAGATACATTGGTAGACCTGATAATGTTCATGTTTATCAAGGAGTTGATAGGGCATTAAGTTTCAATTTTATAGTTGCACCAACTTCACGACAAGAATTACCGATATTGTGGGAAAAATTAAATTATCTTGTAGGTTTAACCTATCCTCATTGGAATCCACAATCGGCTGGTGGTAAACGAATGGAATCACCATTTATAAACTTAACAATAGGTGATATGTACAATGAAGTTCCAGGATATTTAAGTGGTCTTAGTGTTGAAGTAGAGGACCAATCTACTTGGGAAATAACAGATGGGTTTCAGTTACCAAAGGTAATAAATGTGAGTTGTGAATTTGCACACATAGGACAACATCCATTAGCATCACAAGGTATACATTATGACTTCGGTGGAAAAGACAAAACTTGGTTAAAACCATATAGTACAGAAACAGGAGAAATGGGTGACCGACCTGATAAATGGAATGACTTTTATAGTAAAATAGGTGCCGCTAATGAGTAGATATAGATTCACAGGAATTAAAATAGATAAAAATACTGGCAATAGAGTGCAAAAAACAACACTTTATCCTCAAATAAAAATAGAGGATGGTGACCAATTTATATATCCATTAGATGGTGATAGAATGGAAAGTATAGCATATAGATTTTATGGTGATTCTACTTTGTGGTGGATTATAGCAAAGGCAAATGGTATCCGTGATGGTTCATTTGGATTAAAACCAGATGAAAAGATAAGAATACCAAGTAATGTTCCACAGATACTAAGTGATTTACGAGCAATAAATGAAGATGTGTAAAGGTTATGATAAATTTAGCCCCAATTCATAAAAAAATAAGAAAAACATTACATCGTAAGAGTGAAGCCGTTTCAAGGACTTATGATGGAGATATGCTTGATCCTCAAAGTGGATTAAAAGATACATATACAAAAACAACTTGGGTAAGAATGTATTCTCCTGTCGATGGTACTTTGGATAAACTCGGTAAAGAGGCAAAAGGAATGAACACCACAATGATAATGGGTGGTGAAGTTAATGCAGATAGCAAAAATCCATTGTTTGGATTTGATGAGTTATATTTACAGAGTGATAAGGGTGGTGGAGTATTTGCTCCGCAAACTGGTACTGAACCAAAAACTCGTAGACCAATACCAGGAATAAAAGATATTACCGTTTCATACGAAGGTGGTTTATCAGCTCTAAGAAAGGCAACCATAAATTGGACTTGCTGGAGTTTTGAAGATTTAGAAAGATTTACTCCACATTTTATGTCACATGGTATGGGAGTATTATTAGAATGGGGATGGAATACACCAGAAGTACAACAATTTCAAAAGTTTAGTCAAGAAGAAATGGTAAACGGACAGGCTTATTCAAAACTACAAAATACAATACTTGACTTGGGTGGAGATTATGATGGTATGGCTGGTATTATTAATAATTGGGAATGGTCATTACGAGATGATGGTGGGTTTGATGTAACCACGACTATTGTTGCACGAGGTGTTAATGTTCTTAGTGCAGACATATCTGGAACTGGTGTACCAAAGAAAGGTAAAAATCAACCTTTACCTACAATGAAAGAATTTGCAGCAGCATTAAAAGAAGTTTTATATAGTATGTCTACTGAAGGGGGGTTGTGGTTACTCGATTCGGCTGAAAACAAAAAACCATCAAAGGCAAATGTACAAAATTGGTCAGAGAGTGATGGTACACAACCACCTGGTGTTTTAGTAATGATTCATGACAATTGGTTTAGTACCGTAAAGGCAGGACCTTATGTGACTTGGGGATTTTTTGAAGATAATATTTTAAGTAAATTTGTGGGTAGAGTTGATGAGAAAGGTAGAACTATCAATTCTTTTAGGAGTATATCACCATTGTTCAATAAGGCGGATGGTAATAGTGAACTTCCATATTTAAAAAGTGATAAGAGAACTCCTACTGATAAAATATATGAGGCTGGATTTCAATCCGTTGTTATTAGAAATAATAATTATCTATACACACCATTTATGAAAAGGTGGATTTTACCTGGACAATTTCCAGCAACTGAAGTGGCAAGAGATGCAATGGATCTCACCGATAATAATGAAGAATTCGTAAAAGAGGTTTCAAAGTACGCACAGGATCATAGTTATTATAGAAGATTTGCTATAAATGAAGGAAATTGGACTGATGGTGGGTATATAAGAAACATATTAATATCATATGATTTGATAACAACCGCATTTGAAAATGCAAATACTTTAAGAGAGGGTATGCAACTTTTATTTGATGAGATTAATAAAGATGTGGATGGATTTTGGAAATTTGAAGTTGTAATGGATCCATATATTGATGGTAATGTTAAAGTAATAGATGTTAATTCAACTCCTGAAAATGCACAAACATTACTTGAAGATAGAGTAGGTAAAGAAAATCCAGAAAGTAAATTATTTACCTTTCCATCTTGGGGTGAGAAAAGTATTGTTAAATCTCAAACTCTTAATTCAAAAGTACCAAGTTCTATGGCAGTATCTGCAATGTATGCTGGAACTGCTAAAGAAGGTGAAGAACCTGATAACGCTCCAATTGAATCAAGGGCAGTATCAGAGGTACAGAATCCTGGTAGTAAAGATAAATCACAACCAGCAGTAAGTATGGCAAATAGATTGGGTACTGAAAATCCCTTTGGTAGTAAAAACCCATACGGAGATAGTGATGATGGTATAACAATAAAAAGTGATGAAAATGGAGCGACTAACATACCGTCAGAAAATAACTTTGGAAAGGGTAGGGGAATAGCATTTGAAGGTATTACTTTAGAAGATATAATCAAGTGGTACGAAGAACGAGATGAAGATGAGATGACCGAAGATGATAAAAAAAGACAAGCGGCTGCAAAAGAACAACAAGAAGAAAAGACAGCATCTGGTATAGAGGCAAAACAGCGTTTTAAAGCTGCAGCAGGTGGTACAGGAAAATTAGCTAAAACTTCACCAATACAAACATTTACTAAATCTCGACCTTGGTGGCCAGGAGATGATAGTGAATTTTTTTCTCTTTACAATCAAGAAGGTGAATTGTCAAGTGATTCATCTTTTAATGTTTTGTTTAGACGAACTATGTTAGATTATATACATGGTAATGCAGATGATTTGAGTGATGAGGAAAGAGAAGAAATAGTAGTCGATCCTATAATTCCATTAGAATTGGAAATAGTGATAGATGGGTGTGGTGGTATCATACCTGGAAATGCTTTCCATGTTGATTATATAACTCAAAGATATAAAGACTATGTTGTATTTCAGACTTTAACTTTAAGTCATACGGTTTCTTCTGCAGGATGGAGTATGAATTTAAAAGGTCAACCGAGAGTAGCAATGAATAAGATTTATAAAGATAAACGAGATAGTGATGGCTAGAAAGAAAAGAATAAAGAGTAAAAAATCAGCAAATAAAATGTTTAATAAAGTGTATGGTGATGCCTTATCATCATTAAAGGGATTGTTTGAAAGTTCAAAACAGACTATTTTAACTGATAGACTTTCAAAAGTTTATGATTTAAATAAAATGATATCTGATGAAAATACAGACAGAGTTATACATGATGCTGGAGTGGTTGAGAGATATGGAGATTTTACATATCAAGATGGGGCAAATGTTCCTGTTGGTGAATCCTATCATATTCATTATTCAAGAATCGGAAAGACTGAAATTTATATGACGGGTGAAAAACATGATAAGACTTCTTTGATTATAAACAGAGTGAGAGGTAATACGGTTTTTGGTCAATATATGGATGCAAAACCAAATGCAAAAGGATATAACTATTTAAGTGAATTTGTTTTTAAGATTACGAATAAACATCGTAAGGTGGGGGTGGCTAGACGATATTTTGCTAAAGAAGTAAATCGTTCAAATTCTCGTATATTTGAAATAGAAAAACCAGACTTTACAAAAGTAACACCATTATATACAAAAACACAATTAAAGTGGACTCTTAGTGATAATAAAGAATTGATGGAAAAGAAAAACATAGAACAGATAAACAATGCAGTACTTAAAGGATTTGTCTCATTAGAATATGCATTAAATCCAATAGAGGGTTATATCGGTAAAAGTGTTTCTACAAAAGAGGAACTTGCTGAAAAACTTAAAGGTATAGTATCATCAGATGAAGTATCATCAGAACCGAAGAAAAAGAAAAGGAAAAGGAAAAGGAAAAAGAAATCATCTACTCCATCAACTTCGTCACCAAGTACAACTACAAGTGCACCACCATCTCAAAATAGTGGTCAAGGTGCATATTAATCTACATTTTGAAATTTTAGATAGATATATATTAGAAAGGTTATAGTAAATGGTTATATGGTTCACAGGCCAACCTGGCAGTGGTAAAACAACATTATGTAAGGCATTAAAAGAACAATGGTCGTTTTGGAAACATCAATGTGTTCATATTGATGGAGATGACATCCGAGAAATATTCAGTAATAAAAATTACAATTTTGATGGTAGAGTGAATAACATCAAAACTGCTCAAAATATTGCAAGATTTTTACATAACAAACGTTATAGGGTTTTAGTTTCATTGGTTTCACCCTATAAAAAATTACGAGAAGAATTAAGAGGTCAAGATATTTATCAAGTTTATTGCCATACAACAGAAATTCGTGGTAGAGAAGAATATTTTGTGGATAATTATGAACCACCAACCGAAAATTTTATAGATATGGACACAACAAATAAATCAGTTAAGGAGTGCGTAGATGAAATACTCAATGTTTGTAGGTAGATGGCAAGGATTACACGATGGTCATAGATGGTTATTTGACCAGCAACTTAAAAAGGGAAAGAATATATTGATTTGTATTCGTGATTGTCCTTTAGATGATCCTGATGAAGAAAATGAATTTATAGCAGAAGAAATAATGGGGCACTTGTCTGAAGAATATCGTGATGAGATATTAGAGGGTAAGGTAAAGGTGATGATTATTCCTGATGTAGAAAGTATTAATTATGGTAGAGAAGTTGGTTATGAAATAATAGAACATAAACCACCTGAAGAAATCAGAAACATTCATGGTAGGGAGTTGAGAAGAAATGAAAATTGATGTATTGGATAAGGGATACATAGAATTAGTTGATACTCTTGGTGACGATTTAACACCTGTAAATGCAGCTCGTGTATCATTTGGTGGTCGTTCAGAAGAATTTACCAACAAGGATAAAAGATTATCCAAGTTCTTAATCAAACATAAACATTTTAGTCCATTTAGACATCAACACATTATGGTGATTATCAAGGCACCTGAATTCGTGATGAGACAATGGTATAAGCATGTTGTTGGGATAGAAACCACATCATCAAGTGCCAGTAAAGACCATGCTTGGAATGAGATAAGTGGTCGGTATGTTGAGGTTGAAGATTATTATTATCCTGAAGTGTGGAGAAAACAATCAGAGGATAACAAACAGGCTAGTGATGGTGTATTGGATGATTTACAACAAAAGAGAATGACATCTTTTTACAACGAGTATATGAGACAAGTCGAGATGACTTACGATAGGATGATTGAAGCTGGAATGGCAAAAGAACAGGCTCGTATCGTATTACCATTATCACAATACACACAAGTTTGGTGGACAGCATCATTTCAATCGGTAATGAACTTTATTGAATTAAGAGATGAACCAACATCACAGGTAGAAATACAAGAATATGCAAGAGCATTAAAAACAATTATGATGGAATCATTTCCTGAAACCACTAAGTTATGGAGTGAAATTTATTTGAATGAGGATTAAGAGTAATACCTATGAAAAAGTATGTCATTTGATAGCATCAAATATTCGTGATTTAGTAAAACATCACGAGTTTTCCGTATTAGGATTATCAACAGGTTCAACACCCATTGGTATCTATAAGGAATTATCTAAAATGAGAGATACAAATTTTTCTCGTACTCTCACTTATAATCTTGATGAATATGTAGGGTTGGAAAAAACCCATCCACAATCGTACCATTACTTTATGAGAAAACATCTGTTTGGTAATTTAACATTTCATTCTAATCATTTCCCAACAGAAAAACTTCTTCCTTATTACGATAGTATGATTGATAATTCTGATGGTATTGATATACAGATACTTGGTATTGGAACGAATGGTCATATAGCATTTAACGAACCAGGAACACCAAGAGATTCAAAAACTCGTATAGTTGATTTGACAGAAAACACTATAAAAGATAATAGTAGATTTTTTGATTCAATAGACGAAGTACCTACTCAGGCAAGAACTATGGGAATAGAAACCATAATGAAAGCCAAAAGAATTTATTTAGTGGTACATGGTAGTCATAAAAAAGAAATTTTAGAGAGGGCAGTAAATGGAGATATAACTTCTGATGTTCCTGCTTCATTTTTACAAGAACATCCAAACTGTGAGGTATATTATAGTGAATGATATTAATAAAATAATGATTGTGGCACATCCAGATGATGAAGCGTTATTTGGGGGAGCTGAATTACTATCCCACCCGAATGAATATAAAGTAGTGGTTTTAGATGAATATCATAACGATATCAGACGGAGAGAGTTTTTGGATAGTATGAGATTTATTGGTATTCACGAATATGAACATTGGACAGGATATAAAGGTAAGGAAGATTATTTTAGAGAGAAGTTGATATATGAATTATTAAGAGTATTGAGGGAAAGGGATTATGAAAAGATAGTAACTCACAATGTTCAAGGCGAATATGGACATCCAAGACATCGGGCATGTCATGATGTACTGGCACATCTTAGACCTGAAAAATTATGGTGTTTTGCTAGAGGAAAAAAATTAACAAGTGAGATGATAAATAAAAAAACGGAATTGTTAAAGTGTTATCGTAGTCAAAAAGAGGTATTGGAGTGGTTTAATCCATTCCACGAAACTATAAAAAAGTTTAAGTGAAAAAATAAAATAGGTTATAATGATAATAGAAAACCCAACGGAGTTTGAGAGTTTTTTAGAGAAATACAGACAATCAGATTGTATTATAATTCCAATATTATCTGATACTAATTTACATACTTTAGAAAACACATTGTGTGCCATTTATATTAAATTGATAGATGGTGATGAGTATATTTTGCCATTTAATCACGGAGAATCAACAAATCTCGATGTATCATTATTTAACAAGTTAAATTCAGATCATAAGAAATATGTTTACGATAAAAAACAATTCAATCATATAGCAAAATGGGATAATGTTGTGGATATTAACCTACAATATTATATGGAATACAATCAATCATTACCAATTGAGGAAATTACCACAAATTCACACGATTATTTTAATAGAAAATATTATAAGACAAAAAATGTTAATCGTGTAATTCCTATATTGAAACATTTAGAATTATGTAGAAAACTATCTAATGAATATCAAAAATATATTGATTTGGAAGTTCATCAAGAATATAATGATGAAATAATTGATAATCTAACCTATATAGAAAGTGCTGGACTAAGACATAATGATAAAATAGTATATTCAGAGTATAATCCATATACGAGTACAGGTAGACCAAGTAATAGGTTCGGTGGTATCAATTTTGCAGCCCTAAACAAATCAGATGAATCGAGAAAACCATTTTGTAGTAGATTTGAAAAAGGTATGTTAGTTGAGTTTGACTATGATGCATATCACTTACGATTGATTGGAAATTTGTTAAATTATTCATTTCCAAGTGGTTCAGTTCACGAACATATGGGAGAATTTTACGGATGTGATTATCAAGAGTCTAAAAATAGGTCTTTTAAGTACTTATATGGTCATATTCCTCCTGAAGTGATAAAAACTAACCCATTCTTTGAAAAAGTACATACTTATATTAATAATACTTGGAAATTGTATAAAAATCAAAAATTTATACAATCTGATATTTATAGTAAGAAGATATATAGAAAAAATCAGGCCGATATGAATCGTAATAAGATATTTAATTATATGATTCAATTAATGGAAACTGAAAATAATATGAAGATACTAACTAATCTTATACCGTTTATGAAACAATATAAGAGTAAGCTAATATTATATAGTTATGATTCTTTTCTATTCGACTTTAACTTAGAAGATGGAGTTGAGTTTTTGAAAAAAGTTAAAAAAATTATTGAGAGTAATGGGTTATTTCCTACTAAAACAGGTAAGGGGACTAACTACCATGAAATGGTTGATATAACGGAGAGATTATGAAAAATTGGGATAAAATATTAAAAGATTTTTCACACAAATGTAAAGGTGGTGCACCAGATTTAAAGAATCCAACACACCTTCAGTTTTTAAGAGAATCATTGATTAAATTTGGTTGGAAAGAAAATGCCACGAATGAATTTATTGGTAATTTAAGGGAAGATAAAAAAGAAGATTGGTGGTCAAAGTTAACACCACCAGAACAGGCAGATTATATTAAAAAACATCCTGGTTCAAAAAAGGCGATTCAAGCTAAAAAAGAAAAAGAGAAACAAAAAAAATCACAAAAATCAGGTAAAGGTCAAAGTGAAAGTGAAAGTGCTAATGTAACACAACCAACAAAAGAACAATCATCTAAAGAGTCATCAAAGGCCAAACGGATGGAAACGATGGTTGATCTTATTTCAAGAGAAAAATCTATTACAGATGAGGCTGGTAGTAGTTCGTTGAATGAGGAAGATGCACGAAAGTATTCCGATTATTTAGAAACAATTAATACACCTGAAGGATTTGATGCTTGGGTTAAGGAAGAAAAACAACGGAGACAAGATTTAGTAAATAAACACGGTGCAGTAAACAATAAAACAATAAATAAGTTGGATGACGACCTTAGAGAAGAATTGTGTGGAACGAGTGGTAAGGTTTCTACTCGTGGTGTCCATCAAGGAAAAAAGAATTGTCCAGAGTTTACAAAATTATATAATTCAGTATCAACAAAAGGAGGCCCACCTGATAATGCAGTAACAGGTAATTATCCTGATGATATGGTATATCCAGAAGGACATTCGAAATCAGGTCAACCACATCCATATGCTGGTAAATCAAAAAAGGGAGTTAGGTATCAAAATGTTTTAAAGGCCTATTTGGAAACTGGTGGGGTATGTCCTATAACAAAAGAAGTTGTTCCATTACAAGATATGCAATTAGACCATATAGTATCATTGGATAATGGTGGAAAAGATGAACCTGGTAATTGGATGTTTACTAAGACGAATATTAATCAGTTTAAATCTTCAAAGGAAAATCCAGCAATTCAAGCAGATTTAGAAGAAATATTGAATATGACAGACGAAGAATGGGAATCAAAAGAAGCTGAAAATAAATTTAAAAATTATAAAAAGAACGAACAAAGAGCATTTTGGAGATCACAATTTGAAAGTGGAGCAGCCCATCCAACTGAAGAACAATTAAATAAAATGAACAAAGATGAAGTGGATGCTTTTGTTTATGCGTATAATGAAACAGCTTCAGAGGACGAGCAGATATCAAGATATGGAACTCAGAAAAAACAAGTAACATTAGATAATGGTGAAAAGGTAGACCTTACTTACGCAAGAGGCGAGGGTGGAAATGCTATAAGA